CGATCCAGTTTTCCGAAGTCATGACGAAAATGTTGTTCACGCTTCGGGAACAGACACAAGGCAACCGCATTCAGGCGACGTCGAACCGGTTACAGTATCTTAGCAACTCAGAAAAACTGAACGTATCGTCGCAGATGCTAGACCGCGGAATCATGTCAATCAATGACGTTCGCGAGATCTGGAACTTGCCGCCGGTCGAAGGTGGCGACGCGCGGATCATTCGCGGCGAATATTACAACGCGGATGAAAAAGTAAATGAGGGGGTATCAACGGATGAATGACAACCGTGAATACAGGTCGATAGACTTGTTACCAATCGAAGAAGGATCTGAATATCGGGTGAAGGGGTACGCGTCCACGTTCGACCCGTATGTCCTGTTTAGTCGGGACGGAATCGACTATTCAGAAAGAATTGAACCAACGGCGTTTGACGAAGCGGATCTGTCAGACGTCGTTTTTCGTGTTGACCATATCGGGCGCGTATATGCGAGGTCGTCCGCCGGAACGGTTGAAGTCTGGCACGACGAACACGGTCTAGGAACGACCGCAGATCTGAGTAAAACGCAAGCGGCGCGGGAACTGTTCGCTGATATTGTAGCGGGCAATTATCCGAAAATGTCGTTTGCTTTTACGGTCGCCAAAGATCATTTTGACAGGGCGACACATACACGGGTTATCGATCGGATCGCGAAGGTATTTGACGTCAGTCCTGTCAGCTTTCCGGCAAACCCGAACACAGAATTAAGCGTATCAACGCGTGACTACTTCGACGGAGTGATCGAAGCAGAACGGGCGGAGCGACTCGCACGCGAAGAAAGAGAACGCAAGATTCGCAAAATCAAATTAATTATGGAGGTGTGACGATGAATTTCAACGATATGACAGTTGAACAGCTTGAGGAAAGAATGTCAGCAATCGTTTCTGAACTGGACAACCCTGAAGCAGACCTTGACGCGCTTGAATCTGAAGCGCGCGCAATCAAAGACGAGATCGAGAAGAGAAAAGACGCAGAAGCGAAGAAAGCGGAAATCCGCGACGCGGTGGCGTCTGGAATTGGTGAGGTTGTACAGACCTTTTCGAAGGAGGAAAAAGTAATGCCGACAATCGACGAGATCAGAAGTTCTGCTGAGTATGCAGAAGCATATAAAAATTACATCATCAAAGGCGACGACGCAGAATGTCGCGCACTGCTGACAACCAATGCTTCCGGGTCTGTTCCTGTCCCGGTGATCGTAGAAGAAACCGTGAAGACCGCATGGGAAAAGAACGACTTCCTGTCCCGCGTAAACAAGACCGCGATTCGTGGTAATCTGAAGTCATACTTCGAACTGTCTGCTGACCCGGCATACGTACATACTGAAGGAACTACGGCACCGACAGAAGAAGCACTTACACTTGGTGTAATCACTATGGTTCCGGCAACCGTCAAGAAATGGATCACCATTTCCGACGAAGCGGTCGCTATGGGCGGCGAAGCATTCCTTCGTTACATTTACGATGAGATCACTTATCAGATCATGAAGAAACTGACCGCGCTTTGCGTTGCCGACGTTACCGGTGCGGGAACAACTAACAGTTCAACCGCGATCGGCGTTCCGAAGGTCAATGAAGATCCCGGCGTGACCACTATCCCGACAGCGGCGGCGAACCTGTCCGAAGACGCTGAAAATCTGTGTGTGGTTATGAACAGACTGACTGAGGTCGAGTTTATCAAGGCATACGCCGCCGGTAGCTTCGCAGTCGACCCGTTCGCAGGTCTGACAAAGGTCTATACTTCCGCACTTCCGGCATTCAGTACCGCAAGCGCGAACGCGGTTTATGCGATCGTTGGCGACTTGAGCGCGATTCAGGTCAACTATCCTGAAGGCGAAGGCGTCGCGATCAAGTACGACGATCTGTCACAGGCAGAAAAGGATATGGTCAAAGTCGTCGGAAGACAGTATGCCGCACATGGTATTACCAAACCGGGACGTCTTGTTAACCTGACGAAGGAAACGGCGACGACCTGATGAAAGTACAGTTGATCAAAGACGCGAGAATACATCATAAAGCGGGGGAAATCGTCGAGGTTTCCCCGGCAGATTATAAGTTTCTCAAGTCTGTGAACGCGGCGAAACCCGTTCAGGTTGAAACACCAAAGAAGGGACGTTCGAAAAAATGAAATTGCTTATAGGCATTCCATCAACTGATTTTCTTCATGTTGAATTCGTTAAGTCATTGACGCGGTTAATTCTGCGACTGAAAGAAGACAAGATTGACTTCACGGTTCATTTTGAGTCGGGGACGCTTGTCTATGTCGCACGCGACACGATCGCGAGTAAAGCGATCAATGAGGGATATACACACGTCCTATGGTTAGATAGCGATATGGTTTTCACTGACGACCTTCTTGACGCGCTGATGTTTTGCGACAAATCGTTTGTATGTGGAATATTCCACAGCAGACGAAAAGGTTATCATTCCGCATTGTTCAAGAATATCGAAATCGGTCATCTTGAACGGTTTGAAGAATATCCAACTGAACCTTTTGAAGTCGCCGGTTGCGGTTTCGCGGGCGTACTGATCGAAACGGAAGTCTTGAAGCAAGTCATGATTAAACACGGGACTTGTTTTCTTCCGTTAAAACGATATGGTGAAGATCTCGCGTTCTGCAAACGTGCGGTCGAATTAGGGTTCAAGATATACGCAGAACCGACAGCGGTCATGGGTCACGTCGGACATATAACGATTTATCCTGAAGATCACGAAAAATGGAAGGCTGATATAAGCAAGAAAGGAAGCTGTCATGTCACTTCTGATTAAAGCTAAAATCGCGTGCCGTGTCAGCGAATCCACGGTCACATACAACGAAGAATTGACTGGACTGATTAACGAATGTCTAGCTGATTTAAAGATAACGGACATTGACGAAGCAAAACTGACGACGGAAGATGTCGACCCGTTAATCGAACGGGCGATTTTGACTTTCTGTAAGATGAACTTCGGATATATGGCGTTGACGTCTGATCAGCGGGCATGGCTAAAATCGTCATACGACGAACAGAAAAGTCAGTTGTTAATGTCATCATCTTATACGAATTTCGGAAGGGGTGGTTCAAGTGCGTGAAGGTGGCATCATCCGTCTTTATACACTTGAAGACGTTGCCGTTCCCGGATTCATGCCGACCGAAAAACTGGTATACAACTGCGAATTCTATTGTTCCAAAGTAACGACCGGCGTGACGAGAAGGTACGCCGCGTTAGGCGCGAACAGGAACTTCAACAAGGTCGTTCGTTGTTGGAACTGTACCATTAACGACGATGTGAAGTATGCAGTTGATGAAGACGGGATTCAGTATCGAATCGACTTCGCTGAACCGATACACGACATTGACGCGGTCGACTTAACATTAGTGAGGTTAGAAGATTTTTATGACGTTGCAGAATAAACTATCACAGATCGGAACGGCGTTCGCGACACTGACGCGGAACTGTTACCACTATTACAGACCCGTCAAGAACGTTCCCTGTCTGATATGGGCGGAAACGGGCGAATACAATTCGTTTCATTCTGATAATTCGAAGTCTGAACAACGCATATCAGGAACAATCGATTGCTTCACTAAGACCGAATTCGATCCGCTTCTTGACAGTGTTCAGGAAATGTTAGAAACGTTGGGACTTGCGTGGAATCTTGACACGGTTCAGTACGAAGACGAAACGAACCTGATTCACTATACGTGGTTCTGGAGGGTTGCGCATAATGGCGAAAATGAAAGTCAGAATGAAGGAACTTGAAAAGTTCGAAGCAAATCTTCTGAAGCTTGAAAACCTTTCACGGGAAATGATCGGCGAAGCTATTTTTGATGGCGCGGGGGTCGTTGCCGATGCGGTGAAGGCTAGTATCGAAACGATTCCCATTGACAACCGATTCGCGACAGGAAGCACGACATTGTACGGAATCACAGAAGAACAGAAACAAGGTCTTCGCGACGGTTTCGGTATCGCGCCGATGCGCGACGATGGGGGTTATATTCACGTCAAATTAGGATTCGACGGTTACAATTCACAGCGAACGAAGAAATATCCAAATGGACAGCCGAACAGTTTGATTGCGCGTTCGGTGAATACCGGGACTTCATTCAGGCAACGTTTCCCATTTATCGATAACGCCGCGAACCAGTCGCGTTCGAAGGCGGAAGATAAGATGATAAAAAAATTTGATGATGCAGTTAACAAAGTCATGAATTGAACAAAGGAGGTTCAAAAATGGCGGCAGGTAGAGTTTGTACGGGTTATTCAAAACCCTATGTTGCACTGTATTCAGCAACCGGTGGAACAGTTACATATACAAGCGGTCAGATTCTGGCGCGCGGCGTTTCCGTTTCCGCTTCTGCTGAATCAGCAGATGATAATAATTTTTATGCCGATAACGTGATCGCTGAGTCTGAAAACGGAGTTTTCACTTCAGGTGAACTGTCGATGACCGTTGACGGTCTTCTTGGTACGGCAGAAAAGCTGATCATGGGTCTTCCCGCGTCAACAAGCGGGTTCACCGATTACGACGACGATCAGGTCGTGCCGGATGTTGGCGTCGGTTTCATCGCGCGGTATATGTCAGGCGGCGTAACCACTTACGTTCCGTATATCTTCCCGCGTTGTCAGTTCACGTTCCCGAACGTTGACGCGGCAACACAGGAAGAAAATATCGACTGGCAGACGACAGATCTGACAGCAACCATTAAGCGCGCTGAGAACGCGAAGCGCACTTGGAAGAAGGTTGGTGACCCGGAAGAAACAGAAGCGGCGGCAGAAGCGGCAATCAAGACTTTCTTCAATATCACCTGATAGAAAGGAAAAGAGAAAATGAAAATCCACGACAAAGATGTAGGTTTTTTATACAACGTAGGGGCTTTTTGCGATTATAACGATTATGTAGTTGCACACCCGGACGTATCAGTCGCGACCGCGGAACTGTACAAAGCGGAAATAATGTCGCGTGAGTATGCAAAAGCCAATCAGGGCGCGGAGGTGATCACTGTTGACGAGTTACGAAGTCTGATGATTTACGAATTGAAAGACGTACGTGACGCGGTCAAAGCGGCTGAAGACGCCGGGAGCAAACGAACAGTTGAAACCGTCGACACGGGAAAAAAAAGAAAAGTCTGACGGTTGAATTAAATCGGTCGTGGTTCATTTTCTATGGCTTGTCTTTGGGTATGACGCGCAACGAAACACTTAACACGGTGTACGGTGAATTTATGGATTTACTCGCTTGTGACGCCATATCCAAAGGACAAGCTAAACAGAAGCGACCGAAGAAGAAAATGACACTTGATGAACTAGTCGCGCTTCGATAGGTGGTTTTATGGCGGCGGATATTGGATTAAAAATCGGTATAGACGGAGAACGCGAGTACCGAAAACAATTACAACAGATGAACGCGGAATCACGCGCGTTTAAATCTGAATTAAAAGAACTTGATTCTGAATTCGACAGCAATTCGTCCGCAATGGACAAAAACCGCAAGAAGGGCGAATTACTTGAAAAGGGAATAAAAGATCAGGAAAAGCGGGTCGAAGATCTTGAAAAAGCTTTGGAGAATTCCTCGAAGACATTCGGCGAAAATTCGAAAGAAACGCTGAAATGGAAAACGGAAGTCAGCAAAGCGAAGACCGAATTAAATAAAATGCGTTCGGAATTGACAAAAATTCCGAAACCGCTGTCTGAGATCGGAAAGTCGATATCGTCCGCCGGTAAGAAAATGCAGAAGGTCGGCGACACTATGTCGAAGTACGTGACCGCGCCGCTTGTAGCGGTTGGCGCGGCGTCTATTGCGGCATTCAGAGAAGTCGACGACGGTCTTGATTCGATCGCGAAGAAAACAGGCGCGACGGGTACGGCACTGTCCGAACTTGAAGGGGTCGCGAAGAACATAGCGACAACGATTCCGGTATCGTTTGAGGAAGCGGGAAACGCTGTCGGTGATGTTAACACGAAATTCGGTCTGACTGGCAAGGCGTGCGAAGATCTGTCGACGCAGTTTCTGAAGTTCGCAAAGGTCAATGATCAGGACGTCACGTCGTCCGTCGAAGGAACACAAAAAGTCATGGCGGCATTCGGCGTCGAAACAGAAGACGCCGGAAAACTTCTTGACGCGATGACAAAGACGGGTCAGAAGACGGGAATCGGCATGGACGAACTGCAAACGTCTATGGTGAAGAACGCCGCGGCATTAAAGGACATGGGTCTTGATGCGTATCAGGCGGCCGATTTCTTGGGACAGGTCGAGACGTCCGGCGCGGATACATCGGTCGTCATGGCGGGATTGTCGAAAGCTCTTTTGAACGCTAATGAAGAAGGAAAAACACTTCCTCAAGCGTTGGGAGATTTCCAGTCCATTATGAATTCGACCGCAACTGATCAGGAAAAACTGACAGCGGCAACGGAACTTTTCGGAAAGAAAGCGGGCGCGGCAATCTATGAAGCGTGCAAAACGGGATCGCTTTCTTTTGAATCGCTGTCTACAGACGCGTCTTCGTATCTTGGGTCGGTCGAAAGTACATTCGATAGCGTGCTAGATCCCGCTGACGATTTCACGGTCACAATGAATTCATTAAAACTTCTGGGGTCAGAAGTTGGAAAATCCTTATTGACCGCCGCCGCGCCCGCGTTGAAAGATATCGGCGGCAAACTGAAAGACGCCGCTGACTACTTCGCGAGCATGGACGAGAACGAGCAGACGTTTGTGATTAACACAGGTCTTGCACTTGCGGCGGGAGGACCGGTCCTGTCTGCAATCGGGCGTCTGACGACCGGCATCGGTAACGTCGTCACAAAGATCGGCGAATGGTCGGGTTTCCCGGCGACGATCAGTTCGATGCTGACGAATCCGGTCGGTATATCGGTTCTTGCTGTTGGCGGACTGATTGCGGCGTTTAACTTATTGGACAAAACGACGGGATACGTCAACGAGAATGTCCAGAAAGTCGTTACCGGAACGAACGACGCAATAACCGCGATGAATGGCGCGACATCATCGTTGTCCAAAACGCTTTCCGATGCTGAAACGGAACTTGCCGGTATAGACGACGAAGCGAATCTTGCACAGGGTCTGATAGACGAACTTGCAGAACTGGAAAGTCAGACAAGTTTAACAGCAGAACAACAAGGTCGTATGCGTACGATCGTCGGCGAATTAAATAGTCTGTATCCCGAATTAGGCGTCGAAATCGATTCGTCGACCGGCAAACTGAACAAGTCGACGGAAGAGATGCGTAAATACGTCGAACAGACACGAAAAATGAAACTGGTCGACGCGTTCACAAAAGCGGCGACGAAGGGATATGAAGATTTAGCCGAATCGCATATCGCACTGAAAAACGCACAGGATCAGCAAGCAGAGAATCAGGAGGTTATTAACGGTCTGCTTGACGAACAGGCGACACTTAACAGTCTGGTTGACGATGGGAACGGCAATCTTGTCGATTCGACTGGAAAATTCGTCATGGCGGCGAATGCGCTTGACGGTGCATTAGAACAAAACGCGAACGATTTAATGATCGCGAACGAAAAACAGGGCGAACTTAACACCGCAACCGAAGAAGCGGAAACCGCATATAATAACGCGAAGACGACGATTGCGGAATATGAGACAGCCGCGGAAGAAACCGCGGCGGAACTGGGTTCGCTGACGTCCGCGACAGAATCCGACACGACCGCAACCGAAGACAATACTTCCGCGAAAACGGATAATTCTGAAGCTCTCGCGAAATGGGCATCTGACGTCTTTAGTGCGGCGGGAAACGCGGCGGCAAGTCTACTAGGTGCGCAAACTGCATGGAACGACCTATATGAAGCGACGAAAGATTCCATTGAAAAACAGATGGGTCTTTTTGATACATGGGAACAGGATTCCGAAGTAACGATCGATACCATGATCGAAAACCTTCAGGGTCAGGTCAAGGGGATGCAGAATTACGCGTCGAACATGAAGACGCTATCAGAAGCGGCGGCGAAGTCATCTGACCCGAACTTCAAAGCGGTCGTTAAATCAATCGCTGAAATGGGAACTGACGGGGCGGCATACGCTGAAGCACTTGTAACCGCGATGAACACCGATCAGGAAAAGTTCAACGAATATCTGTCCATGATCGGCGGCGAAGGTTCGCGAGAAGAAGCGCAGTCGAATCTTGCAAACGTCCTGTCTTACGTCAACAACGATTTCAAAACCGGCATGGAAACCGGCATGGAAGGCGCGAGTGCGGCACTCGACAAGGTCTTCAGTCCCGATAAAATCAAGACGGGAATGCAGAACTTCGGTCAGATGGTTCTGTCGTCCATGCAGAATGAAGATAACCTTGTCAAGAAGACCAACGAATCCGCAACGAAGGTCAACGCCGCATGGAATGGCGCGGGACAGAACCTGAAGAATACGTCTAAATCGGCGACGGATACAGCGTCGACATATACTCAGTCAACCATTAACGGGATGAACCTTAAACCAGAAGTCAAAAAAGTCGAAGTGCCGACACTTGTGACAGATCTTGCAAAACAGGTTATCACGAACAATGTAAGTGGTATTCATGGGAACATTTCGAAGGTTGACGGGGCGGGTACTGCGGGTTCAGCGGCGAAAACGACGATCGAAGGAAAGATTGATAGTATGTCAGGCAAGGTCACATCGGTAAGTGTGGCATCCAACGCGTTATCTAATGTGCGTTCGGCGATTTCTACCTTCCTAGCAAATAATCCGATTACAACATGGATTAAGGCGAACGTCACGAAACACGCTGAAGGTGGTTTTACCAATCGCGAACAGTTGTCATGGTTGTCTGAAGGCAATCAACCCGAAGTTGTCATTCCGTTGTCAACGGCGAAGCGTACGCGTGCAATGCAACTGTATCAGGAAACCGGCGAACGTTTAGGCGTCGCACAACCGACAGTTGCAACGGTCAACGTCCCGAATGAAACTATTAACGGAGCGTTCGACCTGAAGTTTGACGCGGGCAAGCTTTACGCGGCGGTTGCTGAAGGCGCGAGAAAAGGTATATCAGAAACAAAAACGACAATCATGATGGGCGATCGAGAAGTCGCCCGCGTGCTTCGTGACATGGGGGTTCAGTTCGCATGAAAGGAATGCTTTTAAAATATACTTCTTCGAACGGTCAGACGTACGACTTGAAGGTCGGTCACTTCCGCACGCGCGAAGCTGATTATCATGATTACGCATGGATTCCACAAGTAGTGAAACAGCAGTACGGTGATAACGTTTACAGGTTCGACCGTGAAGCAAAAGTATATACAACAACAATGTCCGTCTTCGGTTCAGACGCCGAAAGGCGGACGTTTTTAAACTTACTTCACGCGGCGTTTGATCATGACATAGTAACGATGACGCCGGGACGAATCACACACGGCGAATATTATATCGACTGTTTTATCACTGAATCTTCGACATATTACGACGAACCGTGGACACAAAACGTGCTTAAGATTTACTGTCCATATCCTTTCTGGCGGCGTGACATTGGTTACAATCTGCAAGCGGCGGAAGCTGAAGAATACGAATATCTTGATTTCCCATACGACTTTCAATATGACTACATGGCAACGCTTCCGGGGTTTTCGATGATAACGAATCCGGGTGTAAAACCGGCTGACTGGGAACTTCGAATTATGGGATATGTGAATAACCCGTTGGTTGTAATCGGCGGAATGTCCGTCGGCGTGAATGCCGTTATCGGTACGTGCGAACAGCTTATTATTTCGTCGAAGAACAAGACAGTCGTCAAGATCGCCGCAAACGGTGTCGAAGTCAATCTGTTCAATTATCGTCTGAAAAACAGTTCGATATTTGAACCGTTACCGTCGGGGGAATTGCCGGCCATGTGGTCAGGTGCTTTTGACATCAATCTGACTGTATTCGAAGAAAGGTCTGAACCATTATGGATATGATTCTTGCAACGTCTGACGGTCAGGAAATATGTATCGTAGATTATGATTTCGACTTCGACATTGGCAATACAAACGACTTTCAGATTAACGCTTCATACGCGTCATGGATTCCAGAAATCGCGATCGGATATCTGATATATATTCCGGGGACTGAAATCGGCGGAATAATCAAGAATATATCGTCAGCGACAAACACGGGGAACATATATCTGAAGGGTTATACTTGGCGCGGTTATCTCTCGAAGCGTTTTATCCGTCCGCCGACGGGATCTGATTATTACGTCGCAAACGGCGAACTGAACAATATAATTCGTTCGTTGGTCAATATTCCGAATTTTGTTGTCCCGTCAATCGATACCGGCATAACTGTTAATTTTCAGTTCGATAGATATTGCAGTGTTATTGACGGAATCGAAAAAATGCTTCGAACGGTCGGATATCGACTCGGCATTCAGTATGTCCAGTCGGGGCGCGGCGGTTATGTTCAGGTGCAAGCGGTCAAGGCGGGTTTGTTTGGTGATTCGATCGAGTATTCGCAAGATTCTATGATTGACTTCAATTCTATAGATAATCAGATGGGCGTGAATCATTTGATCTGTCTAGGAAATGGCGAACTGAAAGATAGAATCGTCGTTGACCTGTACGCGGACAAAGACGGGAATATTTCACAGACGAAGACAATCAGCGGAATAGACGAAATCGTCGACACGTTCGATAATTCCGGCGCAGAACTGGAAACATTGATTGAGTCGGGAACGAATCGCTTGAAAGAGAATCTAAGCAAGAAATCCTTCACGGTCAATATAAAGAAAACTTCAACGGAACTGTTTATCGGGGACGTTGTGACGGGTCAGGATTACATTACCGGCAACAAAGTCAAAAAACCGATTATCGACAAGATCGTGAAAAGAAGCAACGGCGTTATTTCTATTGATTACAAAATAGAGGATCAGACATGAAGATAGTAACAGGATATACAGGACAACCGCACGTCACATCGAATGCGGCGCAAGGTTTTAATCAAGGGATCTTCGGCACGGGCAATTATGTCTTGAATGTTGGAAACAAATTCAATGCGGTATTGACCGATGTAAACACGGTGACGATTTCAGACGGTGAAGGAGTGCTTCAGGGCGTGCATTTCCGCATTGATCCGGGAACGACCGAAGACGTAAACATTGCTAACGGTACAACAGGCTATAAGCGAATTGACTATATCTGCGCAAGATATACAAAGAACGCGCTGACGGGGGTTGAATCGGTGAACCTTGTTGTCGTTGAAGGTACGCCCGCCGCGTCGACACCGACTGCGCCGACGATCAATACGGGCGACGTTCTTCTGGGTGGTTCGCCGGTCGATTTCCCGCTGTATGAAGTCGACCTTGACGGATTGACGCCGACATTGACTTCTCTGTATGAGGTCAAAGCAACGCTTGACACGGAAACAGGAGTTAATCATTGCGGGATAACTGGAACTAATGTCAGCGACGGAAACTTTTATTATACGATTTACAAAGGGATGCTGATATTTTCAGCCAATATCATTTCGAATCGATCAACGACCGCGTTCGGAACTATCACAATCGAAGATGATATCGGCGCGTTCGCAGAATCTACGCCGTTTTTTGTTGCGTCAAGTTCTGTTTCGTCAAATCCTTCAGTTATATTTGCGCGTTGTACACCTGATACACATACTTTCAGAATGATCGGTTCTTTCGATACAAGTACAACATATTATTTCAGCGGTGTTTGCAGATTAAAGGAGTCGTAAAAAAATGGTGACTGTTAGATCAACGATAAACATTTCTTCACAAACCGTGCCGCAAATCATACCTGTCGTTCAGGGTGACACGGGCAGATCGATATTGTTTACACTTGCGGACTTTACGATCCCGCAAGGGGCAACGGCGACGTATTACGTTCAGAAACCGTCCGGCGAAGCGGTCTATAATGCCGCTACGATTGACGGAAACACTGTTCTTGTCGAACTGACCGCGCAGTCAATCATTGAACATGGCGACAATTACGGACAGGTTCGAATTGAAAACGACGGTGAAGTCGTCACGTCTTTCGATTTCATTCTTCTGGTTAAACCGTTCCGCGGCATTGATGCGACGCAGTCGACGACAGAAATGAATATCTTTGACAAAGCTGTCGAACAGGCTGAAGAAGCGATCGACGAAGCGAAGGTCGAAGCACTGGAAGAAATCGCTGAAGCGGGTTCTGGAAACATCGCGGAAGAATTCGCGTCGACGAATTCATACCTTGCCGGTGAATATACAATCTATCAGGCGAAACTGTATCGGTTCACGTCTAACCATACAGGCGCGTGGTCAGGATCTGACGCGGAAGAAATAACCGTCGGTGATGCTCTGACCGATCTGGAAGAAGAACAAACTTCGTTAAAGGAAGATTTGAACGTAATATCTAATGGCAATATTTACATATTGGACAACTTAAACCTTAATAAATTTATAAACGCCTCAACTGGAAAACTTGCCCCTTATAGTGGATGGAACGCCACTGATTTTATTTCGTGCGATGGGTTTCCAAATTTATATATATATTCGACAGAACAATCCAGAGGATATAATGCATTTTATACGTCAAATGACGAAAACAGTTTTGTGTCGAATTTTACCGTGGCGGTTGGAGATAGCGTCATCCCTGTTCCTTCAAATGCTAAATACTTCAGGCTGTCTAACTCATCATCTGCAATAAGTAACACAAGGATATATGGGGTTGCCAGAACAGAAGTAGCAAACCTGAACGCACAAATGTACAAACTGTTTCCGGGAATAAGAAATACCGACAGTATCACATGGGAAAGCGGTTACTATTCGACTACTGGAAAACCTAATGGGAGTGGTAGCACTACAAACATACGATCTATAACCACTGATTTCATTCAATGCGGTAATGGGTCTACGTTCCAATTATTATCTGTTGCTAACGGAGAGAGGGCAAGGGTAAGTACATATTCAGCACCTAATGACGACACCTTCATTGAGCGTTTAACGTATTCAAACACTTCCGTACATACAATACAGTATGATTGCTTTGTACGATTGAATCTGTACTATACAGACGGATCAGAGATATCAGACCAGTCTGCACTGGTAAATAATCTTGTAATGAATGCAATACAGCTTGGATTCGTTACAGAATCAATGCTTGACGCAACGAATGAAAACGTATATGTACTGAAAAACAATGTTCCTACACTACAAGCAGATTGGGAAAGTCGCATTCAGACCATTCAGACAGCACAGGGGACGAAATTCACGTTTGCAGTACAAACCGACACCCACTACTACACTGGCAGTAGTAAAGATTCTGGAAACAATCTAAAACTTTTATCAAACTATATCGGGTTTGATTTTGTGGCAAATCTTGGGGATGTAATTCGTGGTTATCAGGATTCTACTATTGATAGTGACGAGAATATGCGGGAATCCATGACGGAGATTATCCATAGATATGTATCTGGTGTATCATGTCCTTTTATGGTCTTAATGGGAAACCACGATAACAACCCATATTCCGAAACTCCATTTTCAAATGGTGAAATATGGGGGAGGATGTTTGTGCCATCATTTAATACCATCCCGAAAGTAGTATCACAAACAGGATTGATGTACTACTATACTGATTTTAATAACGTTCGTGTAATCGCACTAAACACACAGGATAAACCGAATCAGGATTTCGGAGTTGGACAAGATCAGATTGATTGGTTTGCGAATACCGCACTTAACACGAATAAGGCGGTTCTTGTTTTGTCGCACGTTCCGCTTGTTAATGGGTGGAGTGTTGGGTCAAATTATGATTCATCTTTTGCTGATATCGTTTCCGCTTTGGAATCATTCAAGACAAATGGTGGTCATGTAATCGGTTGCTTCAGCGGTCACACACACACGCAAGAGAACAAAACGGTAAACGATATCCTTTATTTAACTTTCCGAAATGGTGGAGAGTATGGGGAAGTTTGCCAGATCGATTTGGCAAACAAAACAATAGGTACTTTTGCACTTGGGTTTAGTGGTGACAGGACATTTTCTTATAACTAAGCAAAAGGGCAATTTAAAGAAGTTTGGGCAGACGTAATGTCTGCCCTTTTTTATTAAGAAAGAGAGGGTATTCGCTTATGGAATCATTGCAGAACATCACTTTCACACATCGATACTGGATTCTGTTATTACCGCTTGCGCTTATGACAGCGGATATAATTACCGGATGGATTCAGGCGTCGATTAATAACACATGGGACAGCACGAAGATGAGGGTCGGATTGTTCCGCAAATCCGGCGAACTGTTAGTCGTCATTGTGGCATACGTCATTTATGCCGCGATCAGTCTTCCTGTCGACGTTCCCGCGTTTGTTGCAAGTTATATCGTGATAATGGAAGTGATTTCGGTATTTGAAAACCTTGATCTGGCGGGAATTCCTGTTCCGCACTGGATAACGCGTAAGCTTAAAAAGGTTGCTGACGATCTGTCAGAAGATGAAAAGGAAGAAAATGAAAATGACAATACCTGAATCGGCGGTTGATTGGGCGGTTAAAACTGCAAATGATCAGTCGCATGGATATAGTCAGTCGTCCCGTTGGGGATCGCCCGATTACGATTGCAGTTCTTTCACGATCAGCGCATTTCGAAACGCGGGCGTCCCGATAGATATCAACAGGGTTAATTATACCGGCAATATGTCGGGATTGTTGAATTATGGTTTTTCGGACGTAACGAAGAAAGTCAACCTTGCGACCGGGAACGGACTTCAGCCGGGGGACATAATCTATTATCACAAATCGGGGAATATAGGTCATGCGGCAATCTATATCGGAAACGGTAAAATCGTTCACGCACGCGGCGCGTCGTACGGGTCGACGAAACCGGGAGATCAGGGAACGGAAATCGCAGTCGCGCCATATTACCGCGGAAGCTTCGACCATGTATACAGATATACAGGCGGCGGAACGGTATCAAATCCGACACCGGCAAAGAAAAAACGGTACAACGTGACGACGACGCTTCCTATTGTGAAATACGGTTCGATCGGTCGCGCTGTGATGGTCTGGCAAACGATAGTCGGCGTCGAAGCTGACGGGGAATTCGGAAAGAACACGAAATCGGCGACGCTTCAGTTCCAGAAGGCGAACGGTCTTGAACAGGACGCGGAAGTCGGTTCGCTTACGTGGGCGGCGGGACTCAAGTCAATTTCATAATATACTTACGTATAGGGGCAGAACTTCGGTTCTGCTCTTTTTTTTATTATTTTTAAATATATGTATTGACTTATATATTATATGGTGATATACTTATATCAGAAACAAGGAAGACACAACACGAAGGGAGAAATAAAAATGAAAAAGACCTATACAAGAACACTGTTTATCGAGAATCTTGAAGATGTGAAAGTTAGACTTTT